TTTTTTTTTTTTTTTTTTTTTCTAGCGAATTTTGAGGATATTAATGTCTCTTAAGAGATGTTAGTAGAATTAGAATCGAATTGAGATATAAAAGGTAAAAAATCCTTAGCCCTAGCTAGTTAATAAGGTTAAATAAACGTGTTGCGTACACGAGGAAAAACGCCGCAAGGCGGTATTTAAAGTTGTGATATGGAATTTGACAACAAAAAAGAGTATAAAGAGTCGGAAGCGTCGGATAGTGACGAGTCGACAGAGTCAGAATACCCAAAAAATGTGTTGCGTTGGAATGTGACATTGGTTATGAACTTGTCTCCTGATGGGAAGATGTTAAGATTGAATGAAGGAAGTTCAAAAAGGTAATCACTTGACAACAAGGAACCCGGCGATATATGCGATAACGACGACAGCGATGACGAGGAACCGAGATTTGGGGTTGCGGACCTTGAAGTAGGTGTGGAGCGCGAGTGATTGAAGACAGTACTGGTAGACAGAGTTTTCAGGAATGAGGACGATCCAGAGGAATGAGCACAATATGAGCATGACGCGTATGGAGTTGGGAGAATTGAGGACGGCGGGTGCGAAGACTGCGAGACCGAGGAGTTTCTCATCATTTTCGGAGACCCACTTACCGATGGTAGTGTTTTTGTGATCATTTGCCCACTTGCCTACGATAGAGGTAGAGAATGAGCTGGAATGAGTGACGACGAAAGCGGAAATAGCGATGATCGAGAGGAGGACAGCAGGTTTGGAGACCGATGAGGTGAACGAGTTGAGGATGTCAGTGAATCCGGAGTCGATGGTCCACTTGGTGGTCTTTTTTGAAGGCGATTTCTTCAACTTTGCGGGTGTGCGTGTCTGAACGGTTTTGTAGACAACTTGTTTGCGTTGTCTTGGTTTGGAGTTTTTCTGGTTGGAAGACATGATTGCTAATAATATGTTTAATGGTTAGATTAAACACAAATAAACACAAAGAAGGAGAAGATAACGCTCTTAATGACGTCGGAGAAACAGAAGTACGCGACAGGGAAGGCGAGAAGAGGCGGGACGATCCGGGGAGAAAGGTAAGGAAGAAGCGCGTTGAGAAATTTAGAAACGACGTGACCCAGCAGTTTCAAAATGAATTCGGCGATAGTTTCAGAACATTCGATGAGCGTGTCGAATATTTTTTGGAAAAGACCGCCGATTTCAGCTAAAAAAGAAGAGAGAACAGTCGAGAGGAAGGGTTTGTAATGCGACAACCGAGGAAAGCAGTGAACGGTGGTGGAAGATATGTCGTTTTTGGAGAAGACAATGTACTTCGGAGGATACGGAGATTTGGTGTTGGACAAATAAGTACCACCTTTGCGCAAAGACACGGGATAAATGAAGTCAGCGGCGTGTGATTTGTAGTACTGTTCAGCGCGAAATTCGGTTTGATCGATGTTATTTCCAGAGTAGGCGGCACCCGGAGCACCGTCGTAGGAGACGGGAAAATCGTAGTAGTCAAAAAGATCGTACATGGAGACAAAACCAACGTCGAGAGTACAATCGACATTGCTGAAAAATTTATGGGCGATGCAGAAGGAGACATCATCAGTTTTCAGAGTGAAAGTTGACGGAACGTAATGGGAGTCAGAAGTGAATCTTTCACGGCAAACGCGAGGAAGAAGGTAGAAACGCCCTTCAGTTTTTGCGATGAAAAAATTCTCGAAGAAAGAGACAGGTATCGCATTCTTCAGGATGTTAGTGGTACGAGGTTGGAAGTCGAATTCTGCAGTGAATTTGATGTCACGTTTTTCGAAAGAGAGATCGAAAAGTGAAATTTGTTTAGAATCGTTAGACTGGTGGAAAGACAAGCAATAGACAGATTCGAATCCGAGAAGGGAATGATCGGACGTATGAGTGACGACGTTTTTGCAATGCTTCGGGAGATTGCAACCGACAAAAAGGAAGGATTGAGTAGAGTGAGCTTCGAGACATTCTTTGTCAAACGTGACTGGAGAATCGTGGACGGTCTGCTCATTTGAAAGGATGAAGTTGGGGAAAGCGCGCATAATTCGGAGGTTGGTCCGAATCTGACTTTTTGGAAGACCGTCGGGAACGTCACGAGCTTTAATTATATTGATGAGCTCGTTGCGCAGAACGGAAGCGGTTGCAGCGGAAAGGCAAAAGAGTAGGAAGAAATTCATGATTAAAGAAATATGATTAATCATTAGATTAATCGAAATTATTGTTGAAAGTGATCGTGTGGTCAATTCTGTCAGTGTGTTCAGAGTAAAAAAGGGAATGGAAAGTATCGCGCTTACACATAGAAGGGATTGAAGTAAAAAATCCTGTGAAGTCTTTGTAAATTCCATAACGTTCCTTGACAGCACTGGCGACAGAGGCACAGATGGCGGAAGAATTGTAGTTAGAGAGATTGTCAATACACGAAATTCTATACTCTTCCACGTGAGCAGGATTCACAAGGTCATGTCGGCCGATCTTTGTGAAGAATTTGACCGGATCGGGCGTGAATTTCCATTTACCGTCGACGGGGAGTAGGAATTTAGAACAAAAGTATGAGAATTCGTAATTAAAAAATTTTATTTCCAGGTTGAATTTAAGTCCAAAATGTTGGGTATTTTTGTATTTGGAAAGGTCGAAACCGTAAAGAAGCGAGTCGTCGCCTGAGAACAAGGCGAGTTTGAGAAGTGATACGGGGATGAAATCGCAAATGACAGCCATGAGAAACAAAGTATTTCCAATGAAGGTTGAAGCATCACCAGATTTACGCTGGTATGGTATAAGGCACTTCAGTTTAGATGTCTTGTCGTATATCATGGAGAGCACATGTGCGTTGAACCAAAGTGAAATGAAGTACTCATCCACGCCGAAGAAACGCATGAGTTTACATTCGAATTCGAGAGCAAGTTCGCGTTGCGATTTGTCGTATTTTGAAATGTCAATCTCAAGTTTTTCGAGGAGAGAAGACAAAGTGTGGGAGGGAACATCGCGATCTAGTTCCTTCTCGAAATCAGATGGCGACATGTCGCAGAATAGTTTGACATGGTTTTTTAGCGACGTGACGACGCGTTTCTTTATTTCTCTCCAGATCGAGCAGAATATGGCATTGATCGGTTTTTCATGGTAGACAATAGTCTGCAATGCCAAATAAGAGTCTGCTGCATCGACTGTGAGAGCGGGTTTCGGCTTGCGTTTGATGGAGAAATTGTAAGAGTTGACGGCGGTTTGATGAAGTGCAAATTCGGGCAAAATCTTCTTCGCGGTGTCGGTGGGTTGGTTTGACAACCACTGAGTTACTTCATTGCGTGAAATTCGAATCGGGTCGCGATTATTGCGAGCCAACTTGACGGGGTCAAAACATTCATGAAGGAGTTTCTGGAGCATTTCAGATGAACAGACATCGAAATCGACGGTACCGTTCATGAACGGGACGTTCCTATTTCTTTTTTCTAACGCAGTTAGAATTTCGCGACGATCGTAGTTGCGTATGAAAGGCATGGGAGTGCGTAAAGCAGGACGCATAGTGTCGTAAGTTTTTGGTAACGAGACGCCAGCGATTGAGGAGAAAGTGACATCACCGATTTCCATGATCAAATCAGAGTTATTGAGCATCCAGGAGTCGAATTGTTGGTCGACATATGCACAAGGACCGAAAATCGAATTGATGAATTCTTGCGCAAGTGACAGATTGAATTCGGGTGCGAAGCAGTTGAAGGGTTCGTAAACGTCGGCGTCTTCATATGTCACGGTCTTTCTTTCGGCGTTTGGAATTTCGTTAAGACAGTTAAAATTCAGCAGTTGGAAAACTTCATCAGGAACACCCGTGCATGGGAGTTCAGAGACGAGTGAAAGTTTCACAGGAAGATGTTTCTTGAGAATGTAACCGAGGGTGGCGCGCGCGATGTCTTTTTCGGCTGCACCATGAACGAAGAGATGAGAAATTTCGTAGTCGTTGATGACGGAACGCAGTTGCACGAGATTTTTTCGGATGGTGGTAATGGAGTAATTTTGTTTGTAACTTTGTGAAGAGACGACGAAAATCACGGTGTTGCCTTTGTATCTTGTGACCATGTATGGAGAAGTCATGACGTATGGTTTGAATGGGACTTCTTCCTTATATCCAAATTGAGGTACAAAATAGAGTTTGGCACCGTGAATTTTTCGCATGGGCGCATTGATCACGTTGATGGTAGAGACGTCCATGACGGGGGAGTCCTCGAAGTAAGTCATGACTTCGTGTTCCAGCCCACCGGCGTTGACGTAGTGAGAAGCCCTAATAGTGTCTTCTGAGGTGAAGGTAAAGTTAGTGATTCCGTCGACGCCGATCAGTTTGGACAGGGCGTCGGATGTGACCCTGGTGTAATATTCGAGAGATTCGGTGTGACGGGTGAGAGCGACGAGAGCGTAGTTGAAACGTAGGAAGATTTCTTCTTGTTTGAATGCATTGAGGCGGACGACACGAATATTCTTTGCTTCTTTTCCTTGGTATTCGTGTACGGTGGAAACTTTGAGCCCAAAGTTTTCAAGTTTCTGTTTTTCAGCCTGTGTGAACGTCAAGTATTGAATTTCCTTATCTTTGGGGAAATTGTCGTTCGTGAGTTGGACATATTTGCAAGTGTTCAAAGCAAGACGAGTAGATTGCATTCCAACGGCTTTACCATTCGCAGTGTTGAATTTCAAATAGTGCGAGTTCAACCTAGCGGCGACGTCGGTTGGACACCGATATGAGATATGTAAAAATTCCGAGACGGTGACGTATTTGAGCAAGTCGTCGTGTTTAGTATGGAAGGCAGGTGTGCGGTTGACGTAGGGGATTTGAAGTGCATCGCCGAGCAGTTTTACTTCTTTGGCGCCGGAAATAGCAGCAGCGAAGAAAATTTGACCGGGGTGAGGCATGAATGCTTCGTCGACGTAAAGAAGATCGGAGGGAATATTCTTCGAACTATTTATCAGAAATGAGGCGATAGTGCGAATGTGATTCCGTTGAGTCTTTGAGAGAGTGATTTGATATTTCGTCTCAATTCTCTTAATGAAGTCGTTTTTACCTTCCTTGGTGGAAATCAGAATGTTAGAAGCACCCAATACATGAGGTGGGATGGAGTTGTTGACGATGAATGTTGTTTTTCCCGTGCCTGGGGCTGCTTGTACGAGTGACATGGGTGGTGGGGCGAAGGAAGAAACGTCGATTCTTTCACACGCTTCAATCATTTCCGGTTCGATAGCGAGTTCACAGTATTCAGAAAGCACGAAGATGTCTCCGACGCTGAGGACACTCTCGATATCAGCGATCTTATGGAATTGACCCGAAAAGAAGAATTTGTTGTATTCGTCGAGTTTTTTCGGTTTGTTTTTAAGTACGAAAACGAAATTGAATTCTTCACCCGAGCTGATCACTTTGCAAAGAGAGTAGTTCCCGTTCTCGAGGATAGCGAAGGAGTTGGCTGCTGGTAAGATGGTGGCGTGAGAAAGGAAGCGTTGGTGGTTGGAAATTTGCGATTGGAGAGTAAATTTTGTCAGTTCGAGGAATTCGTTCATGGAGTCTGCGATGGTGCTAGCAGCAGCGGGTGTGGAGACGGGAAGAGTAGACTCGCACTCATCAACTTCCTCGATGTTGTCGGCGACACATTCTATTGGGACGCGGACAGGTTTGACTGCTATGGTGTGGGGAACTGTGTCAACAATGGGATATTGAGTTATGCCTGTAGGGTTGGTTTGTCCAATTTCAGTGGTGTCGGGACGTTTTCCTTTTTTAGTGTTCTTTTTGAACACGTTCTTCATGGAGGAAAGAAAATTCTTCTTGTTCTTTTTCATGTTCGCGACTGGTTCAGGGGTGGGTGTTACGACAGGTAGTTCGGCAGTTGCGTAGGTGGTCACAGAAAGATCATCGAATTCTTCGAAATCGTCGTCGACGGCGTATTCGAAATCGTCGAACTCGCGCTGAAAATCGCGTTTGGCGGAAGCGAATTCGGAGACGATTTTTGTGAATTGTCTTTTCACCTTGTTGACAAGACTACCGGCGTCGTTTGTGTTGTCGCGACAGAGCAAGTTTCTATAAGACTCGAGCCGTTCGGGGTCAAGTTTATTTGTAAATTCGCGGACACCAATGGAGTGGAATGCGCGTTTGAGTAAAGTGAGCCCAGCAACGGAGAATCCGTCGAAGTATTTTTGTGCAGTGAGTGCCCAAGGCGCTTCGAACTGGGAAAAGTCAGAGGAGTTGAGACAGCGATAAAAAATTCCGACGGTTTCGTTGCGTCTTGTGAAACCGCGACAAACGACGTGAAGCTCGGTCGAAGCGGGACGTGACGTTTCGAGTTTGACGATTTCGACAATTGAAAAAACAGTCTGCAGAAAAGAGATAATGTTTGAAGTGGATCCGTCGAGAATGTCGAAGATTTTGAAGTAAGCTTGGCCGTTATTGCGCAGAACGTTAAGACACAGGAGAACCTCCCAAGCGAGCAGGTTCGAGTGTGATTCAAGTTCATTCGGATTTTCAAAATCACGTGAGTCTGCGACATCACCTCCAAAAAATTCTATTCCGGAAGGATATTTTTTCAGAATGGTGTCTCTGAAGTCGATGATGTTCTGGGGACGCGTGATATCACCGTCGTTGGTGTTACCGAGAAGCTGTCTGAAGTTGAAATAGTGGGGGTTGACAAGGGGATGGAAATCGACTTTGTCGATGTGCGTGATGCCGAAAGTGTGAATTCCGCGTTCACAGAAAAACTGGGCTTCACCACCGGGTCCACCAATTGTGACGGCGGAATCTATTTCGATATCGAAAAATCTTTGAAACATTTCGGCGGTTTTCAGACCCGATCTACAAACGTAACCACCGTTTCCGAGTTCGGATAGTGCGTAGTAATTGTAGCGAGCGAGGTTGAGTCTTTTCGTGAACGCAGATTTCGATAGTTCGTCTTTAGAAGCGAAGAAATTTTCGTAGAGTGCATCACGGGACGAAGTGTCGTACTCGAGAACATTTTCTTCATTGTCGAAGTTGAATTTCGGGATAGGTTCAAGATTATGGGATGGTGTTAGGAAAGTGCAGTGATTGTTTTCGATGAGGAAGTGCTTGTAAGGCGCGTCACCGAATCTTTTGCACATTCCATCAACATGCACACAGACGCTTTGTTGAAATTCGAGCGAAAAAAGAATGAATGTTTCAAGGTCACCCCAACCAGATCGGGAACCATCCAAAGTGAGCAGAATTTTTCTCTGTTTGGCGGGTTGGGAGAGACGTGTCAAGTAGATGGATGAGTAAAGGCGATTGCGAATTTTCTTGTTGTCTCTTTCAATCTTCATGGCGTCAGCGATTGAGTCGAAGACGCAATTACCTTTACCGGGATTCGGGACGCTGGTGAGTTCAGAAACACAAGCGGTGTTTTTGTAGTCGTTCAATGAGTAAAGTTTTTCATCAGATTTGAGTTCCTCCAATGACTCATAGCAGGCTTCCTTAACAGCGGAGTAATCCAGTGCTTCGGCGGCTACGGTGTCTGAGATGAAACCGCGATTGTGTTTTTCACTTTCAGCGATGAGCATTTTCAGTTCTTCTTCGACGGTGAAAAACTGTACAAGCGAATCACAAATGGAATGGTCGTATTTGCGAGTGACTGACATACGATCACGGATAAACGTGAGGAATTGTGAAAACCTGTTTTTAGTTTCAATCGTGAGGGCGTCGTCCTTCTCGTCGACGAGATTGTTGAAGTTCATTTCGTCGAAGTTTCTAGTGGTATAGTGTGTCTTTGTGAAGAAACGCATAAATTTGTTTTTCGACGCGTTGACGCGCGAGCGTTCTTCGTCGTTGATGAGGGTGGAGAGTGTTTTTGAGGTCTCATAGTTGGATATGTAGACCATGAGAAAAACGAGATGTGAGAGATGTTTAAGGTCCTCGGGTTTTATGGATTCAACGACACCGATTGACTGTCCATTGATGACTTCGCGCGTGTTGAAGGATGTAGCAGCGACGTGAATATTCTTCACGGTGAATTTGGACTCGGGCAGAGTGTCAGCGTACGAAATCATTTTTTGGATAAGTTTTTTCGGGGCGACCAAACGAATTTTCTTCATCTTGTCGGAAGTTGAACCACATGCTATCGAATCCCATGACCAATAGTATACTATAGACTTATCAGTGAGTTTCGGATCACTGAATACGCGAAAAGGTCTGTCCTCGGGCACGTTACCGTTGATTGATTTGAAAATTTTGAAGTAAGTCACAGAATCTTCAGTAGTTTCAAAAGAGATGTTATACGTGGATTTACCGGAAGAAGAGACGATGCGCGTGGAGCGGATGAGGTTAATGTAGTTTATGTAATCGTGTTCGTAACCTTCTTGATTATCATTCTCGAACCAGAAACGGATCCTGATTCTATCATTACGGAGGAATTTCTTGAAATAGAGACCATTGGAGATATGGCCTTCATTTGTATAGAGAATTACGGTATCGAAGTGGAAACAACCAGCCGCAGATAAGGCGTTGGCGGCTTCCATGGAATCAGCGATGTCTAGTGGGGACATGTCGTAGGTCGAGTGCAAGAAAATCAAACATTCGGTTTTTATGTTACAGTTTTGAGCTTTACGATTACAGATTACGCGAGAATTGCCTTCTAGGTGAAGAGAAAGGCAAGCGGAGGAAAGTCGAGGAGAGGTGCGACGCATGGCGTGTTTATATGCGGATGCCCTTTTGTCATCATTGTTGGAGAGCAAAGGAGCGCAGGTGTGAACGAACAATTCACCTCGGGAAAGATGAGTAGTCGGATTACCACCAACGTCCTTGTAAACAGCGTCATAAGCAGCAGTTGGTTTGGAGGATGTGCGAATGCCAAGTGATGCGAGCATTTTTTGTTCAGAGAGGCGGCGGTGAGCGCGCCAAAATGGATGCCCGGATTCATTTGTAGCTTTAGAGAAGTCGAGGTTGAACATGCAGAACGTCTTGCGAAGTTTGTCTTGGTTTTCTTTAGTGACTTTATCGTAGACAAAAATTTGTCGCAGTTTCTTTTTGTTGTTCAAAGTTTCGATGACTTCATCGAAATTAGCGCGCGTGATCACATCCACGGTGGTGGGGTTGTTGAGAAGTGTCCTTGTTACGTTGTTCATTATATCGGATTGGGAAATTCCGTTATTGAAGGACATGTTTTGGCGCAATTGATCTAGAATTGCGGCAGAAGAGTGATCGACCTTCTGGAGGTCGATTGGAGTAGCGTTTACGTCCATTGCGGGTAAACGGGGAATAGTTTTTCAAAATATTGAAAAATTGCGCGAGACTTACAGAAGTGTCTGTAGGTGGATATTTTGAGCGTTGATTGACAGCGTTCAAGTTATGGGGATACAAAGTTCTTGTATCGGCGTGATGGTTCTAAACAATTATTTAGAACTGATTATTATGCTTACGAATTGACCGTAAGCACGTGATGTTGTTATAAAATTGATTTATAGCAGATTGCTGAGTACAGCTATTGAAACTGTACCTGGTATGATCGTACAAATTGATTGCACGACTTGGTTTTTATAATGAATTTATG